ATACTATCTACCGGCGGTTACATATAAAGCTGTTATGGATATAGAAATAGTTGACTTTGATAAAGACGGAGACTTGGATATCTTAGAACTATCTCATCTAGGTGGAAATTCTAATGAAGCAAATGTATCTAAAATAACTGTTTTTTATAATAATCAAAATTATTTTGTTGCAGATGAAAAGATATTAGAAGAATCTGTGGATGGTAATAATTTAAATAATGAAAGGGATAGATTTGGATGGAGTGTATTTAAAGTCGATGATATAGACCGAGATGGTGTAGATGAAATTGTAGCTGAAAACTATCACGATGGAAATTATAACGCCTTGAAGTTAATTGATGGCAAATGGAAAAAGATTACAATAAATTATGGAAGATAAAAAGAATCCAAATGCGTTAACCTATGGGATATCCCCAAGTGCTCCCGCATCTATTAAACCAGTAGAAGTGGATAAGTGGGTCGGCAAAGTCGAACCCACTTTTAAGCATTACTATGAGGAACGATATAACGATTTGGTCAGACAATATCAAGAGCTGGTTGAGGACTACGAAATCAATAAAATGTGTTATGAGGCCTCACTTGGATTCGAACCAAATATGGGTCAAGTCTACCACTTGTATCGTAAGAGTGATGGTAGTACATTTCTTTCTATGGTAGAACCACAATACGCATTTTGGGGTGACCATCTTGGTAGTTTTAGATTAAACGCTCAATATGCGTGGGAAAAGGTCTGATGGCATTACAAGGTTATGTGGTAGAACACATTTCATTCTCAGAGCGGGTCCGTGCCTTTTTAAGTACTTGGCACTATTCTGATTATACGAATATTCAAGCAAAAGAAGTATTTGGATTGTTTCGGGAAGGTACTTTTTTACCTGAAATGGTTGGAGTGTGTATTTATACTAGGCCGGCAGGACCGACTGCCGCACAAAAGTATTATCCAAGTGACCCCGATAAATGTTTGGAACTCAGGCGGTTATGTTTGGTGGATGATACCCCGAAGAACGCTGAGAGTTTCTTTGTCAGCCGAACCTTGAAGTGGTTACGAAAATATACTGATTGGAAGTTTGTCGTCAGTTATGCAGACCCCGAGCAAGGGCATACGGGCGTTATCTATAAAGCAGCAAACTTTAAGTATGAAGGAATAACCGCACCTGGGTCATCGTTGATAGTAGATGGTAAACCATTTCATATTAGAACATTGACGATGACTGATAGACCGTATGGCGTAGAAATCAATCAACGATATAAGAACAAAGACCCGAATGTTCAAATCATAAAAACAGAACCAAAGCACATTTATACCTATCAGCTCTAGGAGATTCATATGGGAATGTTTGATACACTAAAAGTACAATTAAAAATTCCAGGCTTTTCGGACATTCCCGACTGCGAATTTCAAACAAAGAGTTTAGACTCTGCGATGGAAAATTATGTTATAACTGATAATGGTGAATTATACAGAGAGATGTGGGACTATGAATGGATAGATGACCCCACATCCGCTTTTAATGGGTATTTTAATAAAGTAGAAGGTAGTTATCGCCGGGAGTACTTGACAAACTTCCACGGTGATATTATATTTTATACAGGTGAAACAATAAATGAAAAATGGCGTGATTACACAGCACGGTTCACCGAAGGTAGATTGTCTAGAATTTGGTACGAAGATAAACAATATTAACAGAGGTTAAATGGTTATGGAAAAGTCAAAGTTGGAGCGGTTCATTTCAAAGTACAACATTGGTGGAGCATGTGAGAGCGTCAAGTATGTATCGAATGGTACGGAGATGACAGTTCGCTCTGTTTCTGATGATAAGAATGTGTTGGCCGAAGTTACGGGTCACGATATCGGATTCCCCGAAGGCGAGTTCAGTATCTATGAAACGAAGAAGCTCCGTTCCCTTCTTGGTGTACTTGGAGAGAAGCTTAAGGTGGCTCCTAATAAGGCAGCAAGTAAGACTGTGGGGTTGAATCTTTCTGATTCTGACACGAAGGTTACATTCGTATTGGCTGATGAGTCGGTCATCCCGAAGGTTCCCGACTTGAAGAAGCTCCCACCGACTGACCTCGAAATCATCCTTGATGAAAAGTTCGTGAATACATTCGCTCGTGCAAAGGGCGCTCTGTCTGAGGTGACTACATTCACCGTGATGAGCGATGGCACTGACGCTACTGTAGTTATCGGATATTCTTCATCTAATACTAATCGTGTGAATATCAAGACTACGACCAAGACTAATGCTAAAGTTGAACCCATCAGCTTCTCCGCTGATTATTTAAAGGAGATTCTTCTTTCGAACAAGGAAATCAAGGATGGTGTCTTGAAGGTTAGTTCGAAGGGTATCGCTATCGCTGAGTTCGTGGGTGAGGGGTTCACCTCGAAGTACTATCTCGTTCAAATTGACACGAAGGACTAATGGCGTCAAGGCGAAGATTTGGACGCCTACTGACCTGAACAATAAGGAACAAACCGTCAAGGAAATCCAAGCTCTCCAACCTCGCATTCGTTTGGTGATGCCAAAGACTACGGATGAGATGGATTGGAATATGATTCGGGTATTCTCACATACAATGGAGTTTGACCAGAATCCCGGCCGATTCGTTCGGTTCCTTGTCTATGATGAAGTGACGGGAAAGTATCTTGGTGCGACTTCTTTGGGCAGTGATGTTATCGCTATCGGTTGCCGTGATGAATGGATTGGGTGGGACAAGGATACCAAGCTGAAGGGGAAGTTGAACAACTCTGCTATCGGCACTTGTATTATGGCTACCCAGCCATTCGGATATAACTTCTTGGGTGGGAAGCTTGTTGCTTCTATGTTGACCACGAAGGTTGTTTCCGATACTTGGGAAAAGATGTATAACAATGTGTTAGCTGGACTCACCACCACTTCGTTGTATGGGTCTGAATCTATGTACAACTCTATTCCGTTCTGGAAGAAGCTGGGGTCAAGCACTGGGGCAATTGGTATCAAGCCCGATGACGATGTGTATGGGAAGTGGCATGACTATCTGAAGCAGAACAAGCCCGATGAGTACAAGGAGCGGTTCGTCAAGGATGACCCGTCAAAGGGGCCGGTCACTGGTATTAAGCAACAAATCATTTCTATGATTTTCCGTGAAGTGGGAGTCAGTGCGAGTAAGTACAAGCACGGATTTGAGCGTGGTGTATATTACGCTCCCCTTTACGAGAATACCCGTGAGTTTCTGCGTGGGGAAATTGAGAAAGACAAGCTCGTTCCCTTGACAAAGCTGAAGGATGATGTAGATTCCGTTATCAATTGGTGGAAGCCGAAGGCTGTTGCCCGATACGAGAAGCTGCACGATGAGGGTCGGGCAAAGGACGGCATTCTATATTATACCAATATGATTGGAATTAGTTGGGATGAGGCAAAGCGTATATATCTTCCAGAGGTCGGGCGATGAGTTTCTTTGAAACAACCGTTGACATATCAAAGTGTAGAAAAGTATTGGTGATACCTAATATCACTAATTCTGCGAATATTGAAAAAGACTCCTTTGTGGATGTCATCTACAATCACATTCGAGCATTAGAAAAGCTTGGAGATTATTATTGGCATATTTTGGTTCCAGAGCCTCTCTTACAAGATTTGGAATACGATGTAGTGTATTCGCATTTACCCGATTGGTTTATGGTCAAGCGATATACCGATAAGGATATTGTTGGATACGCACATTGGTGGGAAATGAAATCGTGTAACGCTGAAGATAGAAAGAATCGTCAACGAAACATTGTGGCAGAATTGTTGGGTGTATTGGGGATGAAGGTCTGTTATCTCAACACCCAAGACCAAAAGAATCGTGTATTAGACGAGGCACGTCAATGGTTTAGTGACGAAAAGGTTCAAGAATTAGATAAAATTCTTCAAGTCTGGCATTTGGGTGTTCCACAAGGAAAGATTATTTCAGAACCGACCGAAAAGGAAAAGATTATTGTATTCAATCATCGAGCCGCTGCATATAAAGGATATCCACAATTTATTGAGCTGATGAAAGAGTATCGTGAATCCAGACAAGACTTTGTGGTATGGGTTCCTCAGCTGGACGGAAAGCCTGAAGAATCATGGATTGACAATACAAAAGTCCCGAAGCATGAGTACTATACCAGACTTCAACGTTGCTCCGTAGGAATCCAAATGCGCCAGTCAAACTATGGTTGGAGCGTGGCAGCTACGGATTGCATGATGAATGGTACTGCCGTCATTTTCCAAGAGTCTGATTGTTATCACGAAATTGACCCCAACGGAATGTTCTTCAAGTTTAAAAGGGATTTATTTGCGACTCTAGATAAATTCTTTGATGATGAAAACTTTAGACACGAACAAGGTGTAAGAAGTATAGCTAGAACCAAGGAATTACAGTTAAATGAAGCTAAGATGATTAAACAATTAAACAATCAACTAACACGGTAGGAGAAAATGAATCTACTTAATTTTGCGAAGTTCCCGGCGTCTTTCAACGAAAATGAAATCCATCTGGGGAACGCTCCTGCTCAGTATGAGTCTTATCTTTATAGATATACCCATCTAGAAACGGGAAAAATGTACATAGGTATTCACAAGGGTAGACTTGGAGACAGGTACTGGCATTCGTCAAAGAACGAAGAATTTAATCAAGCACTTTCTACCGAGAAAAATGTGTTTAAGTTTGAAGTTCTTCGGTTCGGCAGCCATCACGCTATGGAAGTTGCAGAAAGTAGGATGTTACATGCGGTGGATGCCAAAAATAATCCTATGTACTATAACTTAACAAACGGTATGAAATTACATCAAGATGCACCGCCCGATGTAGAAATGATGCAAATCCTAGTTGATAAGATTCAGTCTAGAGATGGATTGACAGTTACCATAGAACCAGTTGAAGAGATTGCGGTACTAAAACGTGTACAGGTTCGGTTAGCTGAAGATGAAGCTCACAAGAGGGAAATCAAGGAACGCATTGAAGACGCCGGCGGTGATACTTCTGGATGTTCTCCTGTGGTGATATACGAAGGTCGTGGACCTAATGGAGAGGATCTCATTGGTGATGGTAACCACACAGTTATGGCTGCGAGTGAAGCAAAGCATTGTACTGTAATTCCTGTCATTCGTATTCCTAAGAGTGTACATAAAGAGTATACCGACGCTGAGTTGAAGGCTATCGGTAATCTTTTGAATAAGAAGCCGGATACTATTAAGAAGCCCGTCAGTCCTGATGACGCTGTAAAGCACCTTGAAGATATTGTTAGTAAAGGGGTTACTTTGGAGCAGTTCGCAAAAGATGAAGATGCGCACAGACAGTATTTACAGATTTGTGGATTTACTGGTAAGCAGATAACAAAGATTATTGGTAGAGTTAAAAAGAGCATTAAGAATCAAGAGTTCCTCAAAGCTAACAAACTTTGGATAGATTACACTAAACCGATACATAAAAAGACTTTAGAAAGTACTACCGAAGGTTTTAGAACGGCAGATACTATGGCGATTCATGTAAGTTCTGCGATGTTTAAGTTTGACAACGTTGTAAATACGATGTTCGCCCACACAGAAGAAACCAAAAAAGGTCGAGTGACGCAGAAGGACAAAATGGTAGTTGTGGTGTACCATACCGATTCTGATAAGGAGCTGAACTGGAAAATGAATGAGCAACCACGTATACTAAATATGATTAGTTGGTTTTATACAAGACTTGGATACAGCGTTAGAATACATGAGATGCCTACGACTATGACCCACAACCCGTTTTTAAACAATGAGTAATCACACCATTTGGGTAGAAAAGTATCGTCCGTCTATCTTGGACAATTATATTGGAAACGAAACTCTTAAAGAAAAGTTCGCCCATTATATTGAAACGCAAGATATCCCGCATCTGCTGTTCTATGGAACGGCAGGTACGGGTAAGACAACCGCAGCAAAGATTCTCGTAAAGAATATTGACTGTGACCACCTATTCATCAATGCATCAGATGAACGTGGTATTGATGTCATTCGTGAGAAGATTAAGAACTTTGCCTCCACCTCTGGATTTGCTCCGTTGAAGGTGGTGGTACTGGACGAGGCAGATGCGTTGACTCCTGACGCACAAGCCGCTCTTCGCAATATGATGGAAGTATTTAGTCAAAAGACCAGATTCATCTTGACTTGTAATTACTTTGAACGTATTATTCCACCTATCGTCAGTCGGTGTCAGACTTCTGCGTTGACCCCACCATCGAAGAAGGAAGTGGCTATCCATCTCACGAACATCTTAAATCAAGAGGGTGTAACCTTTGAGAAGCAGGCAATCGCCACGTTAGTCAATGCGTATTATCCAGATATTCGTCGTGTCATCGGAACCGCTCAGCAGCAAACCCGTGATGGAAAGTTGACTGTCAATGTCAACGAAGTAATCGCTGGTGACAGTAAGCTGAAGATTATGGATACTTTGACCAGCAATCAACCTTCGACTAATAAGGTTCAAGAAATTCGTCAAATAGTTGCTGACGCTGGTATCCGTGACTTTACCGAACTTTATCGGTTACTCTATGATAAGGTTCAAGATTATGCCCCGAACAAGATTCCCCAGACGATTATCCATATCGCTGAAGGTCAGTATCGGGATGCTTTTGTAGTAGATAAAGAAATTAATTTTATAGCAACAATGTATAACATTTTAATGTAAGAGGAAATTATGACCAGTAAGTTTATTCCGCCTTCGGGCAAGCCAGACCCACGCCAGATGCAACAGCAGATGCCCGACCTTTCATTGGCTACGGATATCGTCTGTGAAAACTGTGGGAATCTCACCTTCCAAGAAGTTATGTTGATGAAGAAGATTTCTGCGATTGCGTCACCAAATGGAAAGGAAGGTATCATTCCTATCCCGACATTCGCTTGTGTGGCGTGTGGATATGTAAACCAAATGTTCCGTCCAGTAAAGTCTGCTAGAACCGATGAGGAAACTACACAAACTAGAACCAGTGTAGAAACTGCAGAGGAGCCCACTCGGCCGAAGCTTGTATTAGAGGATTAATGGAAACTACGTTCGTAGATAAGTCCCGTGTCACCGTCCGAGAAATCTCAAAGAATGTGGCACGGGATTTTATTGAAACCCACCATTACACGCATAAGTTCAGCTCTACACGATATGCCCTTGGGGTATTCTATGTAGAGGATGGTGAGCATGCGTTCTTTGCTGGAGAGAACGAACGTTTAATTGGATGTATGACCTATGGCCATCCAGTAAGTAATCGCACGGTAGATTCGATTACCGAAGGGCTGGAGCTGGATGAAGTATTGGAGTTGACCAGATTAGTCTGCTTGGATGGATATGGAAAGAATCTGGAAAGTTTTGTAATTGCTCAGTCCTTTGATTGGATGAAGAAGAATGACCCCAAGGTAAAAGTCTTGGTCAGTTATGCAGACCCTGAACAAGCACATACGGGTGGAATCTATCGGGCAACGAATTGGCTCTATCAAGGATGTGGATATTCCAAGTTGATGCCAGATTATAGTATTCGTATTAATGAAGATGACCTCTGGACGCATAGCCGTACCGTAGGCGCTCGTTGGGGAAATAAGTCTGTAGAGAATCTGGCTAAGACAATCGGCCAGACCTTCTACAGAAAAGAGGAAACAGCAAAACATCGATATATCTATTTCCTCTGTGGAAAGAAGGAACGGAAACGAATGATGAACAATTTGAAGATTCCCGTATTTCCATATAATGAAATCAAGCCATATACCCAACTGATTCAGAAGGTACACGTAAAGGATGGGGTAGTGGACCGCATTGAAATCCTCCAAGGGGTTGACAATGGGTGGTCAAACAAACAGATTGTAATGACGGAGGATGAAGATGGCGAAGACACTATTTGACCATATTAATGCAATTTATCTTGACCAGAAGAAGAACTATTTCTCTGGATTGGATGATGGGGAGAAGCGAACCTATAGTAACTATATGGTCAATCGCTTTCTTTCTATGAACATTCATCAGCTCCCGCTGGTCAATGAGATACAAAAGTACACGCTACCTTCCGATGTTCACTATTTATTCTTTGCGACCACGATTCCTCGCGGTAAGCAATATAACAAATATGTGAAGGCTGCAAAAGAAACCAAGTATGAAGAGTGGTTGGTGACCTTGGTTGCGAAGCATTATTGTGTATCCGAGATTGAAGCGGTCACCTATTTGGAAATTTATTACGAACAAGATAAACCCGCACTTCGGGAACTCTGTGAAAAGTACGGGATTGATACTAAAGTATTGAAGAAGGCAAAACTATGACACAGGATTTGGTTACTATGGTTAAGTTGAGTTGGTCGGAATATTTCCGAAAGATTGCGCACACTGTGAAATTAAAGTCAAAGGACAAGACCACACAGATTGGTGCGGTCATTGTCGGCTCTAATAATGAAATTCGTTCCACGGGATACAATTCATTTCCACGTGGGATTGAAGATTTCCGTGAAGAACGGCAGGAACGTCCAGAGAAGTATTATTGGATGGAGCATGCGGAACGGAACGCCATTATCAACGCCGCTCGTATTGGTGTTTCTACTGACCGATGCACTTTATTCTTGACTTGTGATATTCCGTGTGTGGATTGCACACGCGCGATTATCAACTCTGGTATCAAGGTTATCTTTTGTGAGCGTGACCAGGGTGCAAGTGGTGAACATTGGGATGGACACAGAGAACGTAGTATTCAGATGTTAAAAGAGGCACATCGCACTGTGTGGTATTATGGGGAACAGAAACCATTTATTGATATTGGGGAATTGAGAAATGGATAATTTTACAATAACATTTTCAGAAAGTGCTTTAGTGGAAATGAAGTCTTTTGCCGAAAAGGAAGCAACCGACTATTTCCGTATTTCTGTGATGCCAGGCGGTTGCTCTGGTTTCAAATATAACTTTGAGATAATTGATAATCCAGAAGAAGATGATGTAATCGTAGAACAACATAACGGAGTAAAGGCAGTCGTTGACCCGTTTTCCGTACCATATTTAAATAATGTTGTTGTGGATTACATATCTAATATGATGGAATCTGGATTTAGATTTAATAACCCTAACGCGTCTGGTGGTTGTGGATGTGGTACGAGTTTTGCAGTATGACAAATGGAAAAGGTGATACCCCACGCCCATTGAGTGTGGATACAGAAACATATAAAAATAATTGGGAACAAACTTTTGGTAACACGCCGCAAAAAGCACAAGCCCGTATATCGGAGTCCTTACAAGAAGTTCAAAGAGAAATTAACAGACTACGTGATATTGTAGATAACTGTGAGTATAGCGGATTACCTAACACCTCATCATACGAGGTTCACGGTGAATCTTTATAGAAATCGCAAGGTTGGTCAAACACAGAATGGGTATCGATATGTACTGTTACAAGATGCACCAAATTCCATTCATTTAACTATACAAGATAAAGATAAGGCAATGTACGATTTCCTTACCAATCTACAATCAGAAGAAGATTTAAATAACAAAATTTCTGCATTAGAAACAGAATTCACCACTTGGGTAACCACACATGAAGTCACTAACTAATTATCTCTCAGAAGAACAAGCAGTACAATGCGTGGGCAAGGGATGGGAAAAACTTGTTCGTAAGGTATATAATGCAAAGATAGGAATGGGGATTACCGTGGGAATAATTCAAGTGAAGGAAAAGTGGGGCGGACTCAGAATATATACTGATTATTACGATTCCCACTTAGAAGAAGTTATTATGCAGGTTAGTCGAGACAGTCTAACTATCTGCGAGGAATGCGGTGCTCCTGGTGGACTTGTAGCGAAAGGAACATGGTACCAGACCCGATGTGAAGAGCATCGTGGTGAATGGGAGCCAGTACAACACTAATAATACCTTATAAAAGACCCCGAAAGGGGTCTTGACTTTTATGGCCTATTTAGGTATATTTAAGATGTCTAGTATCCTATGAGGAATCAATGAACAAAGTTTCGTACAGTCAGTATACAACGTGGGCTAACTGCCCGCAAGCATGGAAGCTCCGTTATGTGGATGGTCACAAGCTGGATGAGGGTTCAATCCACACCATCTTCGGTACCGCCATGCACGAAGTCATCCAAGAATGGCTTGATACTCTTTTCAATAAGAGTGAATCATTTGCCAACGGTATTGACCTTGATGACAGCTTGAAGGCAAAGTTTCACGAACACTTCAAGGCTGGAATCAAGGAAGTGGACGGGGTAAAGGTATTCCCGTCAGACCGTAAGACGCTCGAAGAATTCTACCATCAAGGTACAGAGATTCTTTCGTATGTTCAGGCGAATCAGAAGAAGCTCTTCCCGAACCAGAATGTGTCATTAGTCGGTATTGAGTTCCCGATTGATGTAGAGGTGCGGAAGAACGTCAAGTATGTGGGGTTCGTGGACATCATCACAAAGAATGAAAAGACGGGATTGATTACCATTTACGATTTAAAGACCAGTCGAGCTGGGTGGACACAATCACAGAAGTCTGACAAGACTAAGATTAGCCAATTGCTTCTGTACAAGAAGTTTATTGCTGAGCATTTCAATGTGCCGCTAGAGTCGGTTCGTGTCGAGTATGTGATTCTCAAGCGTATCATCTCTGAGAATTCTCCATATCCGATTCCGCGTGTCAGTCCGTTCGAGCCCCCGCATGGGAAGCCGTCAATCAATCGGGCATGGACCGACTTCGAGAATTTCTTGTTCGATTGTTTCGATGAAGATGGTCAGTATAAGACCAATACGATTAAGCATAAGGCAAGTAAGAGCGCCTGTAAGTATTGTGTATTCCGTGAGCGTAAAGACCTTTGCCAGTACGGGGTGTAATGTGGAAAATCCTATGGTCAACTATAGTAAGCTGATTGCTGAAACTGCAAGTAACCATTATAACGTGCGGGATGAGTACAAGGAAAATACCTACGAACAGAATGTTGCCATCACAATGAGTGAGCAACGTAGATTCTCCGTGGGATGTATCAATATCACGGGGGAACTGAATATCGGAATGATGATTCGTTCGGCGTGTCTTTTTGGGGCTGAGAATTTTTATATCTTTGGACGAAAGAAATTTGATAAACGGTCCACTGTTGGGGCTGAGAAATACATTAATATCGTCCAATATACTTTTGATGACCCGATACACGCCGACGAATCAATTCTGAATCAGTTGAAGTTGTTGAAGCACAATATA